CCCTTGGCTGTTCTCTCGATATCTAAGCGTCGAGAGTTGCGCCGATGTCTCTTCGTCCACCAAGCCTGATATTGCATCGGCTCTGAGATATTCCCTGAACTGCCAATACGTTTCAGCCTTCTGATTGACGTACTGCAGGGTGTCAATGGCGCTAAACCCGGCATTGAACCCATACACCGGAAACCGCTGGTCGGCCATGTGAAGCGCAAAGTTATACCCGATGCCTGCAATGTCGATTACCACCAGCCCGAGCCGTCCGGCACTCCGGAACCGATGCAGGATGTTGGCCACTGGCCCGCGTGGGTCGTTATCTGAAAATGCGTGTGTTTCGAGGATCTGCCCGCCGCGCCGCGCTACCAGCACGGTTTCATCGGACCCCGGGCCCGCAACGTCGATACCGATCTGAATCTGCTCCCCGCTGTTCTGCTGTATCTCCAGATCCGTCGGCACGCGATTTGCGCGTTCAATCCACGCCAGCGGATAAACGCTATACGGGTCGTTGCCGGGAAACTCACCCAGCACGCGGCTCAAGTACTTCGGATGCTTCGGCCCCCACACCTTATGACGTTCTCGAATCCACGCCCGCGTTATCAGGCCCGGATCTGCTACACGCGCCAGCCGGGTTTCGTCAAGGTTCAACAGTTCTTCTTCTGTCAGTGGCAGCCCGGTCAGTTCGTTCTGCAGGTTGGGCGTGTCGAATCCGCTGATGCTGATGCAGTTGAATATCGCCCGGTCTTTTGTATGCGAGTCGTAGAAGTGCCCGGAAGGCACCACCGGGTTACCCAGCTCCAGCACGTGGACGTTGCCGCCTGAGCGAATGCCTTCGATTGCATCCCAGATCTCAGAGCCGATACCGGGAGCCTCGTCGCAAATGATTAATACATGCTCACCGTGCAGCCCTTGGATGTTGACGCCGGCCGATGAGCTGGCCCCGTAGGCGTAGCGGTCTGGTGCCACGTTGAGCCCGAGCGTTGACGGCATCGGCAGCAACTGTTTCACCGGCCCCGCGTCCCACGCTACCCGAACGTCTTTGAAGAACGTCTTCACCTGCCGTTCGGTCGGAGCCGTGACAAAGACTTTTGAGTTCCTCCGGTACCGCACCAGCCACCAGAGCGGGAGCCCGGACGCCGCGAACGTCTTACCGGATGCGTGGCACCCCTTAACCGTCGTGAGCGGTCTGGTGATCGTGGAATGCAGGATCTCGCGCTGCTTGGCCCAGAGTCTGCGCCTCAACTGCGTCCGCTGGAACTCTACCGGGTCGAGAAGAAATCTAGCTCTATTCTCTGCTGTTAATTTCGGCATCAGCTTCCGCAATCAGCCTGTCTGCATCAGATAGGAGGAATGGACGGTCTTTGCCGGACTCGTCCACAAAGCGGTGATCGTTTGCCGGTTCCTTCCAGCGCCGGCGTACCTTCATCCAGAATGCCGTCATGCCGGGATGTTCGCCCGATGTCGCCATATGGAACATCGTTTGGGATACCTTGGCGTCGGCTTGGATCATCGCTTTGTCCAGCGTGTCGCGGAAGTGTTTTCGCAGCGTCTTCTCGTCGATATCCAAGATCGTGCAGATCTCCGCATGAGGGAAGCCGCAGGCCGCCATAGTCTGCACGGTGCGCGTGTCTTGGTCGGTCGGTTGATATGAAGGTCTGGCCATTTCGTTTTTATGTACGGGAAAAACTCTTAGAACTTTGCAGAACGTGACTCCGAACGTGCCCTGCGATAGCCCGCATAAAGAGCGGAGGAACGCTGTTTCCGACTCGCTCATTAACTTTCCCGATCCATTGATACTCATCTGGGAAACTTCCGAATCGAGCAACTTCGTGAGCGGTAATCGCTTCGACTTTCCACGGCTGCATCATCCGGCTATTGCCTGTTTTGACGATCGTGGCCATTGGGCGATTCAAGGAACGAAGTGGCGATCGTTTTGCGATGCTATGCCGTTCATTGCTGGCAGTGATATATCCGATTGTTCCTAATGGCGAGTTCACGGCATCTCTGATCGTAATCGGCTTTGATGCTGCCGCCGGATGACTTGGTTCACCTTCTCGTGTTCCGATGAAAATCATGCGCGCCCGATCCTGCGGAACATTGAAATACATGGCGTTCATGAGCCGAGCCGACACTTGGTACCCGCACGCCTTCAACTCCTTCAGGATCTCAACGAAGATCAGCTTCATTTTGCCCTTGACCATGCCGGACACGTTCTCCATCACGAACGCCCGCGGATGAAGATCCCGCAGAATTCGCGTGAACTCGTGAAATAGTTGGTTCCGTGAATCGTCCATGTTGCGCTTTCCGGCTGTGCTGAATCCCTGACACGGTGGAGAACCGTCGAGCACGTCCAGTTCACCGGGCCCGATGCCTGCCAGTTGCATCAGGTCAACGCTAGCGAGCTTTGTGATGTCGCCGTGATAGACCGGCACGTCTGGAAAATTCAGGCGAAACGTGGCCGCTGCGTTGTCATCCCATTCAACTGCCAGCAGTTCGCGGAATCCGGCCATCGAATAACCGAGACTAGAGCCGCCGCAGCCGGCGAACAGACTGATAACCGTTGGCGCATCCGGCGCACGCGGTGCCAAGTGCTGCTGCCATGCCTCCGTCAGTATCTCAGGATAGGTCATTTCGGGAAGTGATGCCCGCACGCTGGGCACTCCTGATACTTCACGTCCGCTGCTGCGTTCTCGTCAAACTCCGGCTGGTTCACCCCAGAGAACTCGCCAAATTCAATTGCATCGAACCCGGTTAGCGTCAGGTCGAAGTCGAGCGCCTTCAGGTCTCCGAACTCCAAAGCCAGTGCGTCCATGTCCCAATCGGCCCACGCAACGGAGCGGTTCACCATCAGCCTGAACGCCTTCACCTGAGCCTCGGTCCAGGTGTCGCAGGAGATCACTGGCACCTCTGCGAGCTTCATCTGAACCGCAGCCTTCAGCCTGAGATGTCCGTCGATTACTAGCCCGTCAGACTTCGCCAAGACCGGGATCGTGAACCCGTACTCTTTGATCGACGCGACCATCTGGCCCACAGCTTTGTCGTTGCGCCTCGGGTTGCGTTCGTATGGCTGGAGCCGGTCTATCGGCCAGTACTCAATCGTCAGCGCCGGGTGCTCTGGTGCGGGTTTACGTTTGGCCATCTGCTGTAAGGGTACTTGAAGCCGCCTGATTTCGCAAACCGCAATCTTTCCTGTTGCAATAATACATAGCGCATGGTAAATTAATAAGTGTCAGGCAGGACCGGCGACCACCGGGCCAGCCGGGCAAGGCTATAGGAGGCCTAAACGCAATGAAAAACTTTGATCTTGCCCGCGCCGCTCATTTATTTAACGACACGATGATTGCAGCGCACGAAGAACGCAGCGCTGCAAAGTCAGCATCTAAGCTGGCTGGTATCGCAGACGCAATCAACGCCGCGAAGATCGGGCTGAAAACGAACTGGTGGAAGTCTGGCGACGCTGAGCGCGTATATGTGACGCGCAACGGAAAGAAGGCTGGTTTTATCGAAGCGGCTGGCGAGAAGTTCTTACACCGCGAATGCTCCGACGAAACCCGGCTGGCGACGAAATCATTCAGGACGGTGCGGTAATGGCAAATACAACCCGAACAATCGCTCAGATTGCCACTGACATGGATAGGATTGCAGCACGCCGCGCCGATGTAAATCGGCTGACTGGCGCAAAACTTCACGCTTACAAGTTGCTTGAACTGCAATTAAATATCGCGAAGGCCGCCGGTGACCCGGATTCTATTTACACTACAATCGCCGCCAAGCTCAAATTCGAACTGGGTGTAGCATGAGCGCCCCGAACACTGCCGAGAACGCGTGGTTTGATCCGGCATCGAGCACCGGTCACGAGTTGGACGGCAGCTTCGGCAAGCCCATTTTGTGTTCACAATGCGGGATAGCTCATCACGTTGGGCTGCCGATATTTGACCTGCAAACACAGCGCATTATCCCGATAGTCACTGGCCATGAGGTTTCCGGCTATGTTTCGTTTGATTTCCCGCCTCTGGTCCGTGGCAAAAATGGCAAGCTGGCACGGGCTGCACAGTTTGATCTGTTCATTGCGGGAGCGTCCGCATGACGTTTCCCGTTAACCGTGACGGCATCCGCTGGATCGTCACAATCCCCTACGCGCAGCGGGAGCACGCAAAGTCTGCCGGGTTTCGGTGGGACCCTCAGCAGCGGCACTGGTGGACCAGCCGGGAGGACGTGGCTAAGCTGCTCATGGACCCAGCCGCGCAACTTGCGAAGCGGGCTGAGTTTGAGCGCATCGGCAAAGAACGCGCCGCCCTGGTGGACGAATCCCGCGCCGCATCCGCCGACGTTGAGCTTCCGGCCCCCGATGGTCTGGACTACCTGCCCTTCCAGAAAGCCGGGATCGCCAGCGCCCTGAAGCGCGGAAACGTCCTGTTTGGGGACGATATGGGACTCGGGAAAACTATTCAGGTCATCGGCATGATCAACGCCCGCCCCGACGTGAAACGGGTTTTGATCGTTTGTCCCGCCACCCTGAAACAGAACTGGATGCGCGAACTCAACAAATGGCTGGTGCGTAAGTTCCGCATCGGCATTGCTTCCGGCCAGAGCTGGCCCGGGAACTACGCCGATATCGTGATCATGAACTTTGACATTGCGACGAAGCACGCTGCGAAGATTCAGGCCGAACTGTGGGACCTGGTGGCAATTGACGAGGCTCACTACCTCAAGAACCGGGAATCAAAGCGGACGCTGGCAATCTTCGGCATGGACCCCTACACCGCCAAACGCCAGAAGGTCGAGCCGTCGCCCGGTGTTCGCGGACGTTTGCAGGTCGGCATGACTGGCACGCCGATACCAAACCGCCCGAGTGAGGGTTTCGGTTTGTTTCACTGGCTGGCCCCGGATCACGAGATATTCAAAAGCTTCTACGTCTACGCGAAGAAGTTCACCGGATCGTTCGGTTACCCAGGCGCAGGATACGACCAAAACGGCGCTACGAACCTGGACGAACTGCAGCGGGAGCTTCGCGGGTCGATCATGATCCGCCGCACTAAAACGCAGGTTTTGACCGAACTGCCGGCGAAACGGCGCGTGGTCATCGAACTTGAGGCGGATTCGGCGTCTGACGCGATTGCGGAGGAGTCGGATGCCGCAGAGTCCCACGAAGAAGAACTGGAGCGCCTGCGCGCCGCCGTGGAGCTTGCAAAGGCGGAATCAGAGGAAGCGTACACCGCCGCAGTCGCAGCCCTGAAGAAAGGCGCATCGTTTGCGTTTACCGAGATGGCCCGGCTGCGGCATGAAACAGCGATGGCGACGTTACCGCACGCGGTTGAGCACGTTCTCACCGCGCTAAAGGCTGACGATTCGCACAAAGTCGTTGTGTTTTGTCACCACGGCGACGTGGCGGCCGGAATGCTTTCCGCACTGGCTGAGGAAGGTATCGGAACCGCTTCGATCACGCAAAAAACTCCCATCATGGAGCGTCAGGCCGAGTCTGACCGCTTCCAGAACGATCCGGACTGCCGGGTATTCGTCGGCGGTATTCAGTCTGCCGGTGTCGGGATTACCCTCACCGCAGCGTGGCATGTTGTGTTTGTAGAACTCGACTGGGTGCCCGGCAACATGTCGCAGGCTGAAGATCGTTGTAACCGCATCGGCCAGCGTAATAGCGTGCTCTGTGAGCATCTGGTGATACAGGGTTCAATCGCGGCAACGATGGCGAAACGGCTGGTGGCAAAGCAGAATGTCATTGATTCAGCACTGGACCGTGAGCACCCGGAACGGCTGACACCAGAGCAAGTCGAGCTGATGGAAGCGCCGATAGTTCCCGGACGGTCGGAAGCCGCAACGCAGGACACGCCCCGGACGAAGTACGCCAAGATCGCAGAGACGCTGACGGCTTCGCAGATTGCAGCGATACACCAAGCGCTCAAGCTGGTTGCGGATCTGGACCCCGACAAAGCAAAGACGCTTAACGGTGTTGGGTTCTCCCGGTTAGACGGCATGATCGGTCACAGCCTTGCCGATTGCGGACGCCTCACGCCAAAACAGGCTGCTCTGGCTCAGACGCTCGTCCGGAAGTATCGCAGGCAGGTTCCGGACGCGCTGCTGGCTGAATGCGGTCTATAGCCGCGTCAGCTTCATTTTGCGACGGATGGTCAGATACCCACTCTGAGCATCCGTCGCTTTCCAGTTTGTACACCCCCCAGAACTGAGCCTGATCGAGTTCGCACGGATCTGCACACACTGCGCCGCCAACGGTGCGTATGTCGCGCATCGGCAGGATGTAGTACGTGGTTTCAATTAGCATCGGCCTTCCGCTTCCCACGCTTCCACGCCCGATCTGTGATTCTTGCCTGAGCCCGTCGGCAACCGTCGCCCCCGCACGTAATCTGGTTCTTATTCGCAAGCGTGAACGGCTTCAGGCAGTGCGGACACGTTCCGGTTCCGAAGTCCCGCCGCATCGCCATACCAGGTGCATAATGCCAGTTCATACCTGAGCTTGCCAGTCCCGCCGCCGCGATTGCGGGTGCCCCACGTTGCCAAGCATCGTGATTATCGTAGCGTGCGTCCGCGCCAGCGCCCGTCCGATTGCCGGATATGAGAACCCTTCAGCCCGGAGTCTCAAAGCAATCTCGCGCCGCGCTGCCATGAGGTCCGGGTATCGCCATTCCCCCCGGACCTGCGCTGGTGTCAGCCCGTGACGTTCGGCTATTTCCGCCACAACATGCCGAGGGTTGACGGTTGCCCGACAGTCGCCGGGTAATGAAGCGCATCGGTTCAGGATCATGACTTCCCACCTCCCGCGCCCTCGAAGATGCCTTGGTACAGCGTCACTAGATCTGCCCGGTTGATGCCGTGGTGGTCCCAGAATGCTTTCCCTATGACGTGCTGGGAGTCCGGCCCCGTTCGGTGATGGTATCCACAAAGTGGAATGGTTTCCTGATCCCGGCATTTCTGCCCGAGTCCCCGGTCCCCGACGTGCGCCGCCTCAACGGCCCCAACGCAATCGCCGGTAGCCGTTAAAACGCACCAACACTGCCGGATAAAGTCTAAGTAATCCGGGTTCTGGACGGCCCCGCCAGCGCGGCGTATCGGTTTACTGCTTTTGCGTTTTAATGGTGTGCGCTTCATGTATCACCTCTCCACAGGTGTCGAATGCCCGGGCGGTGCCTGTAGGAGAGACGCCACCCGGATCATTCGAAGCAGGGATTCGAAGCCCCTGCCGTTCCGTTTCAGTATGCAGCGTTACGGGCTGCTCCGTCAATAGCAAAATTTCTTCTGCCATCCAGTCCGCCAGTCCCATTTGCAGGCCGTGTTGCTCCGGATGCCCCGCCAGTAGCAGCGTGACGCATCGGATCTGTTCGTCCCGGCATCGCTGGAGATCGGCTGTCACGCGAACACCGATGCCCGCGCCAGTCGCCGCGCTTCCGCTTCCACCGCTTCCAGCCGATAATGCGCCGCTAGGGCTGGTACGATCACCGGCCCGACGTTTGACGGTGCGGATCCATCGTGCCGGCACTTCCACGCTGCTGAGGTATCAAACTCCCCGTACACGATGATGTACCCGGAGCCGCCGCACCAGTTGCATTCCATCGCCACGCTGGTAATGATCTCGTCATCCGGTGTCTGCTGGCACATATCGTAAATCGCTTGGACGCTGGGATAAAACTTCTCCTGCTCCCGCAAGGCCTTTACCACCCGCGCCGCGTGGCCGATGCTTCTGGCGTTCTGCCGCAGTGAGTCTGTTCGAGCCTTCAGGGCTTCTTTCGAGTCCGGAAGCCCCGGCATCCCACTAAAGCCCTGCATGGTTTCCCGTGCTGCTTTCAGGTCGATCATCGGCCCGCCTCGCGCATGGCCCGTTCAATATCCGCTGCTGTGATCCGGTTCGCATCGGTCAAATTCACTAGCGGGATACTTGGGACCCGAACCGTCCTGCTCCGTTGCATGTCCTTCGCCCGCGCCATCGCCTCGATTACCGGCCTTATACTGGCCGCCGCTGTCAGGTCATCCGCCGTGTCCCGTGGCCCTGCAATCTGCCGCACTGTCGCCCCGCCGAGTTGCAACGGCTCCGATGCCTTCTCACTTGGGATTCCGTCGTTGAACCGTTGAAGTTGCGAATACGCTTCAATCCCATCTACCGGTTGATATCTCGAACAAAACACCGCCCGCATCTCTCGCGGCCCTTCCCATTCGTTCCAGAGCTGGATGCACCGTTTGGCCAGCCATGCCACCTGCTCGTTCGTCTGCGCCATCTCGCACGCCATTAGCATAATCTCAGTCCGCGCCGTTTGGTCTGCCGGAAAAAACTTCAACACTGAAAGCCGCGCCATGTCTGCCGTCGCCTGTTTGCTGTCGATCATAAACGCCCTTCCATAAACCGTTTCTGTAATTCTCGCTCTACCGATTCCTCAAACCCAATTTTCCCGTTACCGTTCTCGCTAGATCGTGGCATCGAGATAAACGGCAACGCCGGTTCATCTTCCCACCGCCGCCCGCTAATCCACGTCGCCGGGTGAGGTCGTTTGTCTGGCGGTCTGCTGGTCAGGTCCGGAAGCTGCAACGTCAGCGCCCGGAGAGCCGCCGCTCGAAGTTCTGGAGTTTTCAGCACAGCCCGAGCTGCTTTCAAGGCTGCGACCTTCGCCTCTCTCCGGGGATAGACAGGCCAGAACTCCTGAGAGAACCAACCTTCCACCGGATCGATCACAGACACTGCGGCGGTTTTTGCCGCTGTTGGTGTGTGTGTTTTTGCTTTTGTATTTACTGGAAATGGAGACGGAGAAGAAGAGTTGCCATTTGGTTCATGTAAATCGTCAACCAAAAGTGAACCACCCTTCGTTTTTGGTTCGTGGTTTGCTTCACGTCTGGTTGCACCTGAGCGCTTACCACCTGCGCTGCTTTTCTCACGCCAAACCTCTTGTTTGCTACGTTCTGCAAGAAGCCTGTCGTTGTATATGCGCCCGTCTTCCTGTCGAAACTTCGCCCTGATGGTGGCTTCGCTTTTTGACCATGCTGAGCCAAGTCTAGACAAAGTCTGAAGCGCTCTGGAGTCGGCTGGAAGGCCGCAATCTGGAGAAAGCCAAGCATGGCACAAGAGGCGAATATATGCACCCTCTTCGGCTGATGTCATAAGGGTAATGTCCATCGAAGAGAGCCAAGAATCCGGGTAGAATTGAAACGCTGGAGACTTGTACGCCTTCATCGCCGCAGACCTTGCAGCATGTAGCTGGTGACTTCATGCGCCGCCTCACGGATCACGACGCGCAACAGCCGCATCAGGTCGTTGATGAATAGCTCCACGTCCTTTGGGCTCTGTTGTGGCGCGTGCTTCTGCACAAACGCCCGCACGGCGCGTATCGATGCGTGTTCTGTTTTTGGCGCAGGTTGCGCCGTCTCGTTTGTCATTGATCTACCTCTCTACCTCAAAGTTTTGAGAATGGACCCGGCCCGCAGGAGGTAGGCTGCAAGCCGGGTGAATTCCAATCCGCGTCGGGGATCAATCCGACAAACCCATTATACTCCGTTTTGCTTCAGCGTGGTAACGTCCCACTCTTCAAACACCAGATACGGGTATCGCTGCCGAAACAGCTTCGCCTTGAGCTTGTACGCTTCCGTTTTCATACCCTTGAAGTCCACCACAACGATTTTGTTATCGCGGATGAAGCGGAAGTCCGGCACGTACTCCATAGCTCGCACCTTGCGCCCCGTGGCGTCAACGTAGCCATCCATAAGCGTGTAGCGTGGTTGCCGCTCCAGGCTCTGGATTGCCCCGACCTTATGCCACAAATTGAGCAACGCGAACGCCCGAGCCTCACCGGCTGAATCGAACGTCACCCCGTCCACGGTCTTTTTCACCGCGTTGTACTTGTGCGCCTTTGCCTTGCCCGAGCCGGCCAATGGTGAGATACCGGCCCGAGCACAAAGTTCCTGGTATGCTTTCTCGGTCATCAGGCGGTTACTTAACCCTTACGTGAGATCCCAAAGGCGCAAGAACGGCCCCAGGGACGCCATCCATGCCAGACTCCAGCGCGTTGTAAATCGTCGTCAGGTTTGGGTCTTTTTTGCACTCCTGAAGCCCTGCAAGATCCGGCAACGCAGCGCAAACCTTCCGCCACAACTCCGCGTTCATCTTCACCGTGACCGTTCGGTATTCATCCGGTATCAGAGCCTCATCAGTGATAACGACAGGTCGCCGGCCGCCATTCCCTACCAAAGAGATACTTCCCGTTTTGCCTTCCAGCTTGCGAGGCTTCCCGGCCCGGAACTCCATCTCTTCCAGCGTCACCAGAATCGCGGATTTCAGGACGGTCAGTTGCCGGTCAAAAGCTTGGGCCCGGTCCTGCATGGTCCGAGCCTCATTCTTTGCCGCGTCCCGCATCATCTCCAGATACTTCCACCAGCCGCGCACGCCGTCCACCTTCTGGACTTCGGCCTTCATGTACGCCGCTATCGCAAGGTCTACCTCCTGCAGTTCAACAAATGATTCAATACCGGACGCTTCCGGCACCGTCAGTTCTTCGCGTTGCTGAAACAGGTCTGCTAGTCCCTGCTCTATGTTCCATAACGTCATGCTCATGCTGCTAATTCCTCCGTAGTCAGCGGAAGTTGTGCAGGCTCCGCACCCGCACCCTTCCGCCCTTCCCTGCGCTTCGCCTGACGGTGCAGAAGTTCGCACGTATCAATCAGGAGCTCCTGTGTTTCCGTGTCCCAGTCCGCGAACTGGTCTAGCCAGTCGTCTTTAGTGCTTTTACGTGGTCGCGCCATCGTTATTCTCCTACTTCTCAAACCGCTTCAGTGCCGCGTGCAGATCGCAAACGCACGCCTTATAGTCTTCCAGTTCCACGCGTTTTTTTTGGCCGAACGCTTCCGCAATCCGGTCATACTCCCGTACCGCTGTAGACCCGCATTCAGTTAGGCGTTCCAGCAAGATCTCGCAAATGGCAGGGAACTTGTTGGTATCGCGGTCGAGCCGATCCAGCCACCCGGCAAGCTCGTTACCGCCAGCCTGAGGCATCGCCGCCGCCGGTTGCGCCCTCTGGTGTTCGTCTGCGTATTCCTGTCCCGCTGCTGAGTTTGAATCGTACTTTGACCAGCCTCCGTTGGGTAGCGCTTTCCCGTCCTCGCGCCGCTTCGGGAACAAGTTCTTGAGGTCCATGCTTTGCCCAAATGAGAACTTAGCGTTACATGCCATGCAGATCAATTCGTAATAGTCGTAACTCTTGCCAGCATTTTTCCCGGCCTTCGCTACCGACGTTCGAACCCGATAATGCAGGTCGTCGGCTTGGCAGCATCCGCATCTGCTCTCCGCGTCAAACACTTCCTGAATGCCGGCCAGTTCGCCAAACAAATCCTTCGGTGTCGCGCCCTCGACGGCAAATTTAAGCCGCCCGTTACTGCTTGTATACTCCGCTTTCATCGCTGCTCCCTCGCGGCCTTTGCCGCCTGTTTCCGTTGAACGTCTTTTACTGCATCCATTACCTGGTCGTAGCACCAATCGTATAAATCGGCACTCACCGCGTCCACCTCATCAGCCGGACACTGAGCCTTCTGAGAGCAAAAGAAATCCATGCTCTGGTAGTTGCCAAGGTTTAATTTAAACGCTACCGACCGAACAACTTCCACCAGCCGCGTGTCCGGCACCGCGCCAGTTATCGTGCGTCCGTCTGCTCCTACGAGCATTTAGACAGCCTGCTGGCCAACGCCGCCTTAATGGACGGCCAGTCCTCAGCACAATCCAGCATCTGCGCTATGTCGCACATGGCGTCATAGGCCTCGTTAAGTTCGCGAGCATTATCCTTGCTGCGCTCCATCCATATGGTTCGGGATGCCTGCGCGTCCAGCAGCCTGGATTGCAATTGTGCAATCAATGCTTCCATTATTGGCCCCCTTCTTCGTAGTCCAGAATGCAGGTGAAGCACAGTTTCCCGGCTGTCGTCGCTACCAGCCGATCCGTATAAAACTCCCGGACGCAATGAGCGCAGCGTTCTTCCGTCGCGTGGTGGTCCAGCCGTTCTTCGTGCCATTCTTCCGGCCCGAACTCGCTGGCGTCAACGTCTTTCGATACTCGCGCAACCGGAGTTACCGCTGAAATCCAGCCCGCGACGATTGGTGCAAAAACAGGGTGAAGGTTTTCCATGTGGCCGCCCTCCTACAAGCGACAATCTAATAATACATACGTACTGAGTTAAATGCAACTGGTATTTTCTACCGGCCCGAAACGCTGCACCAGCAGCCATGCCAGCGCGGTCGGAAGTTGCCGAGGTTTGCCACGCCCAACCGGTCCAGTGGTGGCCCGCCGCTGCATCTCTGTAGTGCCCCGCTCACGCAGGATATCCGGGCAGTGAAACGTGAACCGCGCCCAGTCGTGTTCCGCGCCCGGTGCAATGGTTTCCAGCTTCTCAGGTGCCGGTCTGCCAACGCCAAACCACGCCTCCAAAACCTCACGGCACAGGCTGGAAACGCTTGTATCCGCGTCCACCCGCGCCTTCATCGCCCGGTGTGTTTCACGTGGAACGCACACGGTCATCAGCGTTACGCCCGGTGCCGTGCCCTTCTTTGTTGCTCGTTTTTTGATTGCCATGCCAACCAGCATAGCAATAAAGCATATCTACTGCAATAACAGAGCGTTTGCCTTGCTGTTGACGTCTGGCGCAGGCCCGCCCACCGGCAAATTGCAGGTCGCAGCCTGGGTAATGATCGGTGTTGTCGCCACGTCAACAGCCTGTCCGTTAGGCGCTTCGTTTATTGGACATTTGCACGACGCCAGCATCACACCCGTTGGCTTGCCGTCTGGTCCGATTGCCTCGCCAGCGGGACTACAGGCAAGCGAATAACACTGCGCCATGCCTTCAGGCAGCGTGTCGCACACATACGGCTGAGCGGGCGTTCTGTGTTTCCAGTCAGGAGCCTGCGGGATGTTCTTTCTGATTGAGTACGCGCTCCAAACGCCCGTTTTGCCATCAACTACTGGATCTACGCACTTGTTGCCCTCTGGCATGTTGCCGGTGCCGGGAGACGATACGGACGGCCCACGCATAATTGGACACAGGCAATCTGCCGCTTGCCACGTTGTCACGGCGCCCATCGTATTGACCGTAATTTGACCCTTTCCCGGCGTGCAATTTGTCGCGGCACACAACGCATAGTCGTTTGTGCAAACCTGCACGGGCACGGTGGCGACATCGCGTGAGCGACACGCAGACGTAATCAGGATGGCAAGCAGCGCGGCGTATTTCATTTTAATCTTGTCCTCTAGGTCAGCAATGCTGAAACGAGTTCCATGTCAGACGCCGAGATCGTTGCCCCGGCTAACAGATCAACCGGCAGCGGTTCGCAGTCCAGCGTCACGATCTGCGCAAATACCGCATCTGCTTCGAACGCTGCCGCAAACTCCGGCTTCACCATCCGCGCCGCGCCGTCATTGACAGGAATGCTGTTTGCGTCCGTCATCAACGCAACCCGTGCCGCCGCCGCTGCCCCGTATTCGGCCTCTAGAAGCCGCAGGATGCGTCGCAGCTTCCACGCGCCCATCGCTGGTATAGGCTGTCCTGCCAGACGCTTCAGCGCCCCGGAATCGACTGCTAACAGAATCTCTTTGACTGTGATTGTCATGATGCGTATTGAAACACTCCATTCGTAAATACGATTAACGTTTTAGTTGCCGGATCAAAACTGTCACTGCCGCCAACCGCTTGCTGTGCCATCGAGTCCAATCCCAGATTAGCGCGAGCCGCTCCCGCATTTGGAACGTCGCTCAGATTGTTTGCAACCGTCAGATACGTTGCGCTGAGGTTTGGAATATCTGATGTTACTAAACTGCGGAACGTGGGAGCCGCAGCCGGACCGGATGTTGGGCCCGCATAAACCACATTACCCAGTGCGGTTGCAATGCTTAACGTGATGCTTCCAGCCGACGTAACCGGAGATCCGGAAACCGTAAACAACGCGGACAGGCCGCTGAGCGTAATTCCCACGCTCGTGACAAACGAGAAACCAATATCTGCTGCAACCAACGCCCGAAATGTCGGAACTGCCGCCACGCCTGCAGTCGGTCCCGCCAGCACGGTGTTTGCCGTTTGTGTGTTCCAGGCAATAGCCAAGGTGCCGGCAGACGTCACGGGAGAACCTGTCACCGCAAACTGAGTCGGAGCCGTAAGCGCCACGCTGGTCACTGTAGCCGTTGCCACACCTGCTGGCGCCGCGCCCGCTACCACGGCCCCCGACGAACTGCCGCCAGATCCGCCGCCCATTCCTGCCCAGAAGTCCAGATACGACCCGATGACGCCCACGTTTATCACGGTCACCGTGTAGAGGTAGTGTCCCGCGTTTGCCCCGGCTGGCATTCCTGCTTGGTCCAGATAGGTGTCAACCTCGATCAGCTTGCCCTGGACTTCCTGAATCACGTAATCGACGGGAGAAGCTACTGATCCGACTAACGCTGCGATGCCGACTGGTTTGTCTTCCAGCGCAATAGACAGGTATTGCCCTGGTGTCAGACCCGGAAAGTAGGTGTCAAACGAAAACGATACCGGCAGAGTTGAATAGGCTTCCAGCGCCTGTTGCGCCGCCAGTAAACCGGTCGGAGCGCTCGTGTTGTTCGTGTCGGAAATCTTCTGCTGATACTTTCCGGTGCCGTCCTCAATTGCGGCCCGCGCCTGAACCAGAGCGGTATCCTCCACCACGATGCAATCGCCGCCCAGCCGGTTGTACTCAACCTGCAGAAACCAACTAGAGTCTAGTGGTAACGTTAACAGCGAAATGCCGGATATCTTTGGCCAGCCCGTCACGCTGGCAAGTTCAACAGACGCGCTGCCCGGTGTGTAATACAAGTTTGCGGTGTTGCTGGTTCCTTCCACTGCTACCTGAAGAGTTTCGGTCCCGAAAGTAGTCGAGCCGCCCGCAGTCAGTGCTGCAGACCATAAAAAGTTGGTCGTCGCTTCCGCCAACGCCGCGATGTACCCCTGTCCCGCGCTTTTGTTGCGGACGGTGAACACGCCAGCCGCCGGAGCGTCCGCATTCAGTAAAGGGTTTTCCCACGTCGGCATCGAATACGTCAAGCCGCGTTGAGATTCCGTGGCGTTCAGAGCGTACACCAGATTCGTCGCGCATGCTGCCGCCGTGGCCCCGATCAACACTTGGCCCCACTCCCGGTTATCCAGGGTGGTCACAAACGTGTAAACCGTGTTTGCAAAGTCGCCGCCGCCGCTAATACCTTGGTCAATCCAAAATACTGTTCCATCCGGCCCTGTTGCCCCGCCAGTGTAGTTCCATACCGGTTCGGTGCCGCCAGATGTTCCAGGAATTGTCACCCTCTGGACATGCCCAGCCGGGTCGATAATGATCTGGCCCACAGTGTACGGTGCCGTTATCGCCCAGTTGTACGTGGAGCCACCAGCCGGATAGGAGATGGTTATCGTGTCGCCGTCTGCCGGCAGTCCGGCGAACGTGCCAACCGCCGTGTTCTGCGTGTTTTGCGTAACCCACGCCGCTACAATTTGAGTCGGCAATTCTCGCAGCGTGAAAGTGTCCGTCACGCTGTTGCCGGTGAACAGTTCGGAGGAGTTGGCAAACGCATTTGCTGATAGTTGGATAATCTGCCGATTGCGGAAGTCCTGCCGGTTTTGCTCCCACTTCATTGAATCCCAGTTGATGTCTTCCGTAACCAGCGAGAACGGTGCTGCGGTCAGACTCGGGACGTGAAACTCAAGTTCCTGCGTAGCGGGGTCCACGTACCAGACGAACTGCGATGACGTGGCCAGGTTGCTGATGATGTCGGAGAGCGGAGTGTAATCGGAGATCACCAGCGACGGGATAGTAGATCCGCCCGAGATCGTGCCGAGCGTGATCGGTGAGCCCGTCATGAGCGCGTTAAACAGGCTGGTGACGATAGACCCCGCCGTCACGTTGATGAAGGCCTGAGGCGGTACCAGAATCGCGTCCAGGCATTGCTCCAGCGACACCACGGAGCAGAAATACTTCCGGTACCCTGCCACGCCGTCCCACGACTCCTCTATCCGGTCAATCGTGCCCACGAATACCAGCGTGGTCGCAGTCGGCCCGACGTCGTAAATGAACAACTGAGAGCCCATTGTCGGAGAGTACGCATCGCCCGCCGCCACGCGGATCGGCACCGTTGCCGTGCCCCGCTGCCGCATCATCAGCTGGAAGTCTGAGCCTGTGCCGCTGAAGTCAAGCCGCGTCGTCTGGTCGGTCAAACCGCCAATAGGCTCGTTGATTACCAGCCATGCTGTACCGGGAACCGGTGGCACCGAGACAGACGCCATGGTAACGAACCCGATAACGGTCCCGTTTGCGTCGTTTGTGGTCCAATTGACCGTCAGAGCTCCGGAGCCCGGAAACGATGGCACGCCGACGGCAGTTCTTGTCTGAGTGTCGTTGTTCGCAATCTGCAGGTAATCGGAACTGTACGAATGCGCATTTGATGTTCCCGCGCCGTTCTCATCCTGCACCGCCGTTGATACTGAGGACGTCGCCGTATCACGTGCTGCAATCGACGTCCGCAGGCCGCCAGTGCCCGCGCCGCTGGTCTTTGATGTGGTTGCATACAACGCCAGCCCGGGATTGAAGCTGAGGCCGCTCTTTACGGTCTGCGTAACCGGAGCCGCCGCCGATGTCTTGGTAAACGATCCTACCCACGCATCCGATACCTGCAGACACAAACTGACCGCCTGAAACGCGCCAGACGGGCTTGTGGGAAAGTTGAGCGTGAAGCCCCCGCCGTCGAAGCTTTTAAACGTTCCCCGCAGCGTGTCCGCGCCGATACCTGAAAGCCCGAGAACGCAGCCTTTCGAAGCTGACGCACCAGACGGTGAAGAGAACTTCGAAAACGCCGCAGCCGTGCCCACGTTGTCAGAACTAAACAAAGCCTGAAACCATTGCCCCGTTTCGGTTGCGCCAACGCTGTCCGTCGCGTTCGGCCCCATACACCCAAACCCAAACGCCGCGCCGGTTGCTCCTGCTGGTAGCGCCGCTGTGACGGCCCCGGCGTGAAGGTGAAACACAAGGTTTGGTTGCCACGTCAGGCCCGTTACCACGGCATCGCCAGACGTCGGCATATTCCAGTTGATCGTCTGCGACAACGGTGCTTCAGTGGCCGTAAACGCGATGTAGTTGACCACGTAGCCGGTGGCCGCTGTGTTGGTCGTCCAGTCCACGGTGAACCCGTCAGTGTCGATTGTTAGGTGTCCCAGAGATTCGACGGCCCCGGAATTGGTCACAAAGTTGAGCGCTTCGTCCGCGAAGTAACGCGCCGTGTTGCTGGTGCCGGCCGCATCCTGAATCGCCGCGCAGACTGAGTAACCGCCGCCGAACGGCGACCACAGTCCAGCCATCTGTTTGACGCCAGCTTCCCACGTTGCCGAGGACGTGTTGCCCGCGCTGAAGAAGATAATGCACGACGCCTGGAATCCCAGTCCGGTGATGCTCTGGCTGGTGACCGCGCTCGATTTTGTAAACGATCCTGAGTAAGCCATTTCGCCTTATTTTACGGTACCGAATAAATCAGAATGATTTTTTCATCCCCCCCCCCGCATCCCCCCGCATATTTTCCCCGTATCCCCGCCTTGACATTTTACCGGGAAGCTGGGGAATACTTTGGATTCGTGCTCTTGAGA